TACTGAGCCCGGTAGCCCTGACGGTTTTGAATACTTTTGCCTTGGCGATAGACAATTCCGGCCACAACTTCCGCAGTGTCAAAAAGAGGAAACTTACGCACACGGCCGCTAGTGTTAAACACCGCTTGGCTTTGAACCTTGCCGCGCTTTTCCCATCCCCAAAGATATGTCGGGTATCCCCGGGGCACATCCCCACGGGCTTTATCACGAATCGTTAACATTGCGGCTTTGATTTCAATGTTCATTTGCTTGGTCAAGTCTCTATCAAACTTTCGCATTGCCTTCAAAGTGGGTTCAACGCCTGTTATGTTTAGTGGCACGGGCCCTCTCCTTCGCTCTGTCATTTAGTACCTGAAGCACGGCTTTGAACATTCTTTCATCAAGATCTAAAACTTCGTTAGGGCTTATCTTAAGCTCCACCGCTAGTGAGGCCACTAGATAGGTGAAACTTGCCCGTTCTATTTTTTTTCGGGCTCGTCATCCATAACTTCAACCGCAATCAAGGTTCCCAACCATTCTTCACCGAATGGCGGAATGACCTCTACACGAGAAAGCGCATTGTGCGCTAACCAGTAGATGTCACTCTGTTTCTCCTCGTCACGAAATTGCTTATGAATTCCCTTGCCTGTGAACTTTTCAAACGCATATTCAACCACGGGGGTGATTGGAACAATCACATCCCCTGAGGCCCTGGTGATTTTCAAGCGTGCCATTTTTGCTCCTTAGAATGCAACCGTTGGAGAAACGGTCACGACTGTGTTTACTGTAAATGAAATGCTGGATGCAGCTTCATCGCCAACGCCGCCAATACCCACTGGAGTTAGGTTGTTGACAAAGATAGAGAACTGGTATGAAGGATTTGTTGCGCTCACTGCGGTTCCCTTAACTGTAATCATTGAAACGGCTAAAGTTGTCGCAAACGCCGCATTGAGTGTCGTCATAACCTGAGATGCTGCCCAGTCATTGAAGAAGTCAATTTGTAAAGTTGCACTTTGGAGCCCACCGACTACCTTGTGAGAAAAATCTCCCATAGTCGTGACATCCAGTTCATCTACGATTTGCGTTAAAGTAATTGCACTCACATAAGATGAGATGTCAATTGACGGAACTGTTGGCGCGGCTGCGGTTGCAAGTTTCACGCCAACATTGTTATTTAGATAGATTGCCATGTGTTATTCCTCGTTTTCTGTTGTCGTTGGCTTAGCAGCCTTTGTATCCTTGATCTGACCGACTTTGACAAGCCAGGCCAAATTCTCTGCGTTTGTTTCGCTCATTTTATCTCCTATGACCAAGTGGTGAGAACGGTTATTGAAAAATCCGATGTAAGCATGGGCCCACTCGGTGCATCCAACACTGAAGGAGCTGAAGCACCGGTGATGTTGAATACTAAAGTTGATGAAGCCAGTTTGTTAAACACGGCCACAATAGTGCTTTCAATGCCGTTCAAATTTCCCTGGTTATCTAGATACGGCACGGTCATGATAATTTTGAAGTTTGCCATGCATGAAATGGAAGCCTGAGAGTTATTTGACGGAACTAAATACAAATCACTTGGCGCAACTATCACTGAATTGGCAAGAATTACTGGGGGCGGGAAGCTGAAGGTTGACCACACACCGGCATTGGCTAAAGCCGTTGCTATCGTTGTGCGTAATGTTGTCAGTGCTACTGGTGGCATCTTTCATCCAACCATTGCGCCTGGGCTGAGATACGGCGCAAGCAATCCTCTGATGGATGCCATCAATGTGTTTGACATTCTGAATGGGCTAGGAGCGTAACCATCAACGCCCATTCCGCCGTTTTGTGTAGCTTGTCGGGATTGCCAAATGTTAGTTGCCAAAATCATTGAAGCGGAGCGAATCGCTGGTGTTGCTGCATAAGATGCAGTTTTATCATCAGGGCCAGCCATTGTTCCATAAGGTAGAACAAGGTGAATTAATTCATCGCTCCCGGTGCTTGCGTATTGAATGTATTGATAGCCAAGCGGAAACACCCAACGGCTTGGAAGATAAGGCGCGCTCACTGAAGTTGGATATGGGCTTGTGCTGGTGATGGTTTTTGACCCATTGAATCCAGCACCGCAACCGCTAATTGTTACGGCTTGGCCAACAACAAATTGACCAGGGTTGGCAATGATTGCGGTTGCAACATTTGCTGAACGCCCGGTTGCGACTACGGGTGCATTGTTAAACCAAAGAAATGAATTGATGAGATCTTGAGCAGTCTGAGCACATTCTTCAACCGTAGCATCTGAATAGAGCGTGCCAATTCCCAGTGAATCGCGTAATTCTTGCATAGTCACATATGTTGCGGCCATCATCATTCCTTTCTTTGATAAGGCTTACAGGGCCAGGGCCTCCTAGCCCTGTAAGCGGCTTAGGGTTTTATCAGGTTAGGTTATAGCGTTGCAGACCACCGGAAACAAGTGTCTTTGTTGCAAAATAACCATAGAGCATTGTTGAAATTTCACCAGTCGCAACAACATTGACGGAAAGTGTCAATTTTGGTGACTCGTAAACCGCAATGCTCATTGGGTTAACAATGAATGCTGCATCATCAATTGTGGTTGAAACCATGTTTTGGTCAACCCATAGATCTAAGCCCATCATGTCGCCGCGCAATCCGCGTGGTGTTGATTGGCCATTGGCATTCATTGGTGAAGCTGCATTGAAAATGCTGCGACCAGTTGTGTCTAGGCTTCCGATTAGGAGTGACCATACTGATGTTCCAGCGATAAATGCAGTTGCAGTTTCTCCGCTTGCTGCATAAACGGCTGGTGCAGCTTGTGCAACATATGCCTGAAGTCCAGCAATTGTTGCGGCTTGTGCAGTTGACTGCGTTCCACCTGAAACAATTTCTGCAATTACTGCTGCATCAGATGCCTTGGCATATGCGCGCAAGCAGTTTTCGTACATTGCAGAATAAAAAGATGGGTCAGATCTGTCAAGTAATTCCGTACTGTATACCTGAGTGCCGGCTAGTTTGACCACTGTGGCATTCACATACGAGCTGACAATTTGGGTAGCAGCAGTTGATGCACCTTCAGCAACGGTTCCGATTGTCGCATTTGTTGTGATTTTTGGATGTGAAATCGTCATGCCCGATGGTGCAAGTGCGCGTGCTCCACCTAATGCATCAATTGTTGGGCGTGACATAACTGATGTATCAATAACGCTTGAAACATATTGTGTTGGACTGAATGCCGGATTAGTTGTGAACGAATCGTTAGCGGCTTCAATTTTTCTAGCTTGTGCATCTGCTGCACGAATGTAATCGCGAGATGTATCGTCACCCATTTTGGCTTTGATTGCATGCTCAAGATATTGCGCTTGTGTCTTAATTGGTGAGCGAACTTCGCCAACAATATAAGATGCTGAAACAACTGGGCGTGAGGCATCCACAACGGGAGCCTCTGCCGCAGTTTCTGGGGCTGTATTATCTGGGGCTGTCGTCATGACATCCTCACTCTCTGTCTCGGTTTCGATTTCCACGATTGTCGTGTTGATCGTAGTTGTTTTTGTACTGGTAGAACTTGCCGCTTCAATTTCGGCTTGGCTTGCGGCAACGCTGGTGACAATCGCATTTTCAAATGCGGGCGATTCAACAAGGCTAACTTCAATGAGCCTTGCGCTAGTAACTAAAAGATGTGTATCTGTTGGCAGTGAGGCAATCACTTCAACACCGACTGACAAACCTGAAACCAAATCTTCAGCCGCAAGGGTTAAATAATCCGTTCCCTTGCTGCTGCTAGAAATTTTAAACGAACCATAGATGAATTCGCCTTCATTGCTAAAAGATTGAGCACGGCCGATCGGATTATTTGGCTCATGTTGCGCAAGCAACTTAATGCGGCCAGGTGACGGAATCTGAATTGATCCGTGCTCAAAAACAACGGCCCCAACTGAAGTGTGACCAACGGCCCCATATTCCATGATTTTTCCTGAGATAACCCGGCGTTCAGTATCAGCCGCCTGGATTGGCGTGCTAAAGGTTAGCTTCATGATGCATCTCCATTCGGTGATAAGTTTTCCATTGCTTTTGCTTGATCTAAAGTAAT